AAGAGTATCATTAGTTAGTTGGTATCACGGTCAACCATATGTCTAATCAAGTTATCGTCTCAAAGGTAGACGACTGTTTCATGAAAGTTGAGTGTGACGATGGACTTGCACGAGACTTATTTGACTTCTTTTCGTTTACAGTTCCAAATGCTAAGTTCATGCCTTCTTATAGAAATAAGTATTGGGACGGCAAAGTAAGATTGTTTTCAATGAAAACTCGTAAGATTTACATAGGACTATTACCCTATGTTGACGAGTTTTGTAGAGAAAGAGGTTTCGAGTTTAGTGGTATAGAAGATGTAATTGGAGATAAAACTAATTATAAAAATACTGAGAACTTTGTTAAATCATTAGGCCTACCATTTGCACCTAGAGATTATCAGATAGAAGCATGGGAGACTGCAATACAATATGGAAGACAATTATTATTGTCGCCAACTGCGAGTGGTAAATCTCTTATCATTTATATGTTGGCAAGATACTATAATTGTAAAACTGTAATCATAGTTCCTACAACTAACTTGGTAGAACAAATGTCAAAAGATTTTATAGACTATGGATATGAAGAAAGAATATGTAAGATATATCATGGTCAAGAAGTATTCGATGCACCAATAACAATTACAACCTGGCAGTCATTCAGTAAAGCACCCAAAGAAGTGATGCAATCATTTGATTTGGTTGTGGGTGATGAAGCACACTTGTTTAAGGCAACGACACTTAAAGGTATCTTAGAGAAGATGAAGTCTACTGCAAGAAGAATAGGCACAACAGGAACATTAGATGGTTCAGAAGTTCATAGATTACAGTTAGAAGGTTTGTTTGGACCTGTTAAGAAAGTTATATCATCTTCCGAACTCATGGAACAAGGAACAATCGCACAAATTAATATCGATTGTTTAATACTTGAACACCCTAAACAGAAGAAAGGAACATACGCAGAGGAGATGGACTATCTTGTTAGTTGTGATGCGAGAAATAAATTCATAACTAATCTAGTCGCAAGTCTAAAAGGGAACACACTCGTATTGTTCCAATATGTAGAGAAACATGGAGAAGTTCTATACCCCATGATAAAGAAAAGAGTAAAAGATTTACATTATGTCTATGGTGGAACAGATACAGAAGATAGAGAATCAGTTAGAGAATTAGTAGAGAAGTCTAAAGAAAGTGTCATACTAGCGTCATACGGAACCTTCTCAACAGGAATTAATATTAAAAAGATTGACAATGTAGTATTCGCAAGTCCGTCTAAATCAAGAATACGAAATCTACAGTCTATTGGTAGAGGCCTTCGTAAGGCAGAAGGCAAAGACAATATGAGGTTATTTGATATCGCAGATGACTTAAAATGTAATAATTATACCCTTGCTCACTTAAAGGAACGTATAAATATATACAATGAAGAGAACTTTCCTTATGAACTTAAACAGTTTGAGTTAGAATAATGACAGCACCTATAGACCTATTACCAGAGAGATACGAAGTTATCAAGCTGAAAAACGGAGCAGAGGTAGTCGGTATGACTAGGGATTTAGGTGAGTCGATTGAAATAACATTACCAATGATTTGCCAATTGTCTTTAATTCCAGGTACACCAAGAACAAACGCAGTGTTCTTTCCCTATGCACCATTAAGTTCTGATGAGAAAGTAAACATACCCAAGCTTGAAATAGTCCACAGAAATTTAATGAATGACCAATTCATTCCATATTATGATAACGCATCTGCTAAATGGATGGAGATGATTGAAAATAAATCTATACCATTAGCTAATTTAGAAGATTTGAAAGTTCATGAAGTGATGAGAAGACATATGGAAAGATTGCTGAATAGTGAAAAGATGTTTCATAGAATGGAACCACCAGACGAAGACTTCATAGAAGAAATTTTAGAAGAGATGTCTGAAGGTGAAGCTGAAGAATTCAAATATGCACTACCGCCAAAAGACAAAAAGAAATATCACTAATGGTTAAGGCCGTGCAAATTATATTTGGTCTATCAGTGATTTTATTTCTCACTTCACTATACGGTATATTCAGATTTCATACTAGTGGATAATATTTTTATAATTTCTTTCATTACAATTAAAAGTTTACTAAATAGAATGTGTATTGGTCATATAATACACTTATAATTATATAATTTATACCGGAGAAACCATGACGACTGCAATTAGAGAGATTGCGAAGAGCATGGTGGGCAGATTCGAAGACCTAAAAGAAGTTCTACCAAGAGCGACAGAAGCAATTGAGTTCCTAACACTACTGACTCTTCCAATATTATTACCATTTGGAATAATGTGGCTAGCCACAATGGCCTGGTAACAGTCTATGAAAAATTTTATAGACTATTGGGCTAACATATGGGAGTTTTGCAAGCAAGAGCCTGTATGGGCTGGTGTTTTCTTTTTCTGTGGATACATTATTGGAGTAGTATACTTTTGACGAAAACAGAAAGTATGTTGTATAGACTAGAGAAAGTTCCACCTATGAAAATGGTACTAGTAGCATCTATAACTCAAGTCGGAGTATTGGGAATAGTGCTAACTGGTATAAAACTAATACATATATTTACCTATTAGCTATCCTTTCCCTCCGGCACAAAGCTATCCTATCATATACCTCCTGGTTCCTGCAAGGGGGTTTTTAAAATAAATAAATAAATATAAGAAAGTGGCAAAAGCCACTTACAATATCAACTAAACCCTAGTATAATAGCCACATCATGACAAAAAAAGCAAAGAAAAGTGAACACTATGTCAATAACAAAGAGTTCACAGCCGCTGTAGCCGAACATAACGCCGCCGTTGTGCTCGCCAAGGAAGAGGGCAGAACCCCACCACAGATGTCTAATTACATAGGAGAGTGTATCTATAAGATTTCAACTCGACTATCTACAAGACCAAACTTTATAAACTATACTTACAGAGATGAAATGATATGTGATGCAATCGAGAATTGTATTCAGTATATCAGGAATTTCAATATAGAAAAATCAAACAATGCATTTGCATATATTACACAAATTTGTTATTACGCCTTTCTAAGAAGGATACAGAAAGAGAAGAAGCAAGTCTTCATTAAACAACAAATTATATCAGATATTACTCAAGACACATTCGAAACAATAGATGGTGACACTACTGGTATGCATAATACCAATGTTGAGTGGATGCAAGAACATATGAATCATGTTCAATACGAACCAAGGAAATCAAAAAGAAAGAAACCACTAAAGACTAAGGGTCTGGACAAATTTACTGAATGAAAATTGCCATCTTAAATGACACCCATGCTGGTGTCCGTGGGGATATGTTAGAAATGTCCAAATATCAAGGACGATTCTATGAAGAAGTATTCTTTCCATATCTCGATGAAAATAATATTGGACACATTTTACATCTCGGAGATTACTTCGATAGAAGAAAGTATGTAAACTTCGCAAGTCTAAAAGCAAATAGGGATCATTTTATCCAACCTATGTTAGATAGAGGTATTACTATGGACTTGATTATTGGTAATCATGATACTTATTATAAGAATACCAATGAAGTAAACTCACCAGACCTATTACTGTTCGAACACGATGCTATCGATATTATAACAGAACCTATAGTAAGGGAATACGATGGAGTTAATCTAGCACTCGTTCCATGGATTAATAATGATAATTATGCAGATAGCATAGAGTTTTTATTACATGCTAATGCAGATACATGTTTGGGTCATTTCGAAATAGAAGGCGCCCTAATGATGCCTGGAATGACAAGTCAACATGGTCTAGACCACACATACCTAAAACGATTTGACAAAGTTTATAGTGGCCACTTTCATCAAAAATCAGAACTTAAGAATATCAGATATCTAGGTTCTCAGATGCAATTCACATGGTCAGATTATGGAGACGAAAAATACTTCCATATATTTGATACAGATACAAGAGAGATGTTACCAGTTCACAATCCATTAACTATGTTTGAAAAGTTATTCTATGACGATGCAAAAGAAACTTTTGAAACAATATCAAATAAAGACTATACTAAATTCACAGGTAAATTTGTGAAGATGATAGTAGTCAACAAAGACAATCCATATTGGTTTGATTCTATGGTCGACAAATTACATGCCGCTAATCCATTGCATGTTGTTATCGTAGACGACCATAAACATATGGACTTAATGGATGATAAAGAATTAGAAGGAGTAGAAGACACTCTTACTATATTAGAAAAGTATATAGATGGTCTTGAAATACAAGGTAAGAAAAAACCACTATTTGAATTGATGACTTCCTTATATAATGAAGCCCTAGACGAACATAATTATCTATGATTAATTTTAAAAAGATCCGATACAAGAATTTGTTATCGGCAGGAAATACCTTTACTTCCATAGAACTAGATAGAGCACAAACAACTCTTATTGTTGGTGACAATGGCGCCGGTAAATCTACTTTGTTAGATGCATTATGTTTCGCATTATATGGAAAAGGATTTAGAAACTTAAAGAAAGACCTATTGGTCAACTCTATTAATGGAAGAGACTTAATAACTGAGGTAGAGTTTCATATTGGAAGAAAAGAATACAAAGTTATCCGTGGTGCAAAACCAAATAGATTTGAATTGTATGTTAATGGAACATTAATCAATCAAGATGCAACTATGAGAGACTATCAAAAACATCTAGAGGAGAATGTTCTTAAGATGTCTTATCGTTCATTTACTCAAGTTGCAGTATTGGGTTCTGCTAACTTTACTCCATTCATGCAGTTAAAGTCAGTAGAGAGAAGAAGACTTGTAGAAGACTTATTAGATATATCAATCTTTTCTACAATGCAGGATATACTAAAGAAGAAAGTCACGCAACATAATATAGATGTAAGAGAAACAATTCACGAGATTGAATTGTTAGAAGAAAGAATAAATGGTTTAAACGAACAGATGAGTCTCTTACAAAAGAATCGTGATAAGAAGATAAAGAAGTATGAGAAAACTGTATCAGAGACACAAGACAATATACAAACGGTTATGAATGATGTTGTTCTAGATGACAAAGAGATTGATAAACATAAAGAAACTATAACTGGTGAAAAAACAAACCAAGATAGATTAACCGAAACATTAGATTTAGAAAAACAACTTGAACGTGTAAAGGCTAAAGCTGACCAAGATGTTTTATTCTATCAAGAGAACGATGATTGTCCAACATGTAAACAAGGTTTAAATGAAGAACACAAGAAGAAACATATTAAGGAAAGAAAAGCTAAATCGAAGGAAATCCAGAGGGCGCTACATGAGATTAGTCAAACAATCGATTCGTGCCACGATGAAATTCAAAGAATAAATCTTATTCAAGATGATATAAAAATATTACAAAGAAACATTGGACTACATCAAACAGAGATTTTATCTAATCAGAAATACATAAACAAATTGAATCAAGAAATCAAAGATTTACAGAATGAGACTTCTGGTGATGCTAATGTTTATGATAAATTAACAACAGCAGAAGATGACCGAGATACTTTACATATTAAGAAACAAAGTCTAACTGATAGACAACATTACTATGACCTCGCAACAACTCTATTAAGAGACCAAGGGGTAAGACAAAGAATTATTAAACAATATGTTCCAGTAATGAACAAGATGATAAACAAGTATCTGGCAAGTTTAGAATTTTATGTTGGGTTTGAATTGAATGAAGCATTTGAAGAAACAATCAAATCCAGATTTAGAGATATATTTAAGTATGATAACTTTTCACAAGGTGAGAAGATGAGAATTGACCTTGCATTACTCTTCACATGGAGAGCAGTCGCAAGAATTAAGAACTCAGTAAATACAAATATACTTATACTAGACGAGGTGTTTGATAGTTCTTTAGACGCTCAAGGAACCGATGACTTTTTAAAGTTATTGAATTCATTGAATGAGAAAACAAACGCCTTTATTATCTCCCATAAGGGAGGAGAATTATACGATAAGTTCGAAGAAGTAATTCGATTTGAGAAGTATAAAAACTTTAGTCGTATATCAATTTCATAATCTCGCATGACGGAAGAAAAGAAACCAAGTAAAGCGGAAGAAAAGAAACCAAGTAAAGGCATTTGGCATGGCGGGAAAGGCTCTAGGAAAAGGTCAAGGAAAGGGGACCAAAAGAAGTATGCAGATGCTTGGGACAAGATTTGGGGTAAAACGCTAAAATGATTAATCAACCAGGTGAGGGGTACAGTTATCCTATGCAAGAACGAGACGAAAGAAAACCTGTCAAGAAAGATACGTTTGAAGAACGCATAAAAAAGAATAAAAGACCTCAGTATGAAGCGGGTGTCTTGGATGTAAGACCCTATGATGAAAGGACAAAGATATTTCCAATCAAACGAAAGGCCATGGCGAAGAGGATCAATAAATAAACTTATGTTGTATAAACTCATAGAAGAAGCTTCAAAGGTATTAAGAACTCCGCCGCCGGAGTTTGACTTCGAGAATCCACCAGAAGACCCCAAAGAGATTGCTAAGAATATGGGTAATACAATGGATAAATTTGGTGGGTTAGGTTTATCAGCAAATCAACTTGGTTTAAATTACAGAATGTTTGTTATGAGAACTATGCATGAAGGAGATACAGAATCAAAGAATGTCGCATACTTCAATCCTGAATTGACAAAAGTATCACAAGAGACTGAACTTATGAAAGAGGGTTGTCTATCTTTTCCAGATATATTCTTAATGATTAAAAGGTCAAAAACAGTAGAGTTTAAATATCAAAATACAGAAGGCAAAGAACAAATAGCAGTATTAGAAGGTGTTGGCGCAAGATGTGTTCAACATGAAATTGACCACTTGAACGGCATACTCTTTCTACAAAGAGCAAGCCAAATGAAGATTGAACGAGCACTCAAGTCTCGTTCTAAAATAAGAAAGAAGAGATTAGAGAATGAAAAAAGACATGAACTTGCAAAATACTTCCAACAACTACCAGCTAAAGATGCTTCAAAATCTGATGTCGAAGGAGAGATGTCAGGACCTGATAAGGTTTCACAAGAGTCATAAGCACATAGAAGCAGTTGGTGATGGTTCTGATTACACTGGTATCAGATTCATGCACATACACACCCCACATATAAGAAATTGGATTGCAGAAGTAATAGTAAATCTTGTAGGCGAAGTCAGAAAGATATCAGACCAAGTTGTATTTCCAGAAATGATTTCACTTAATGCGTGGCCAATCGGTGGTATTCAAGACCCACATCTTGATACATATTCAAATCAAGAAAAGAAACATGGGACAAGTCCTGATAAACCTTCAAGAGAATGGACTTGTATCTTATATCTAAACGACAATTACAATGGTGGTCGAACATGGATTCCAGGCGGCGAAACATACGAACCAGAGACAGGTTCAGGCCTACTATTCCAAGGTATCTACATACCACATGGTGTATCAAAAGTCAGAAGACATCCAAGACACACCCTTTCTTTTTGGTTTACTACAGATGTGGATAGATGTATGCCAATCTATCCTGTAAAGGACCTAAATCTTGACGAAGATTCCATTCGTCTCCAACAAAATTAATTTCAAATCCTTATAAAATAAGGCCTCTCAGGGGTTGACAATGGGTCCGCTTTTTTGATACCATGGATGTAGAAAGTGAAAAAAGATATGAAAATTGACATGAAATTAACCAAAAAAGTCGCTGATTCACTATCAGTCCTGAAACATGGAGTCAAAAACTCATTAGTGATGGGTGCGGTAGACAGTCTTGGTTTGTCAACGATCCCTTCTTCGAAGGTCAGCAGTGATCCTCTCAAGAAGGGATTGAATTTCACCAGTTTTAAAGCAGGAATAGCAGGAACCTCAAAAGAGATTATTCCAGCCCCTGCTTGCAGTTTTTTAGGAGAAATATTATGAATGGAAAATATTGCGATTATATCGGAATCGAAATCAAGCAAGGGCTTGAAAAATGTATTGAGGCACCTCAATTCGAATCAAACTACTGGATCAAACCAGCAGTTCCAATTATCGAAAAAGTCGGTAAAGTGTGTTACGGTGAATCAAATTACGCAACAGGACCAATGACTAAAACAATTTATGTTGAAGACACTTTTGGTTCTCACTACAAAGTTTCAATCGAAGATTTGAAACACATTAAAGGACACGGTTGGATTACTCACAAAGAGGCCAACAAAATTGACCACCACTACGATAAGGAAGAAGACACATATATTGTTGACACTCCCGAATACACAAAGTGGTTGGCAGAAGAAACTGCCAAATGGAAAGCAATAAGGAAGGTGGCATGATGAGTCACATAGGAAATGATAATTGCAAAGAAGACATCCTTTTGGATGTTCTTCCTATGAGTGTTGAAGCAATCGTTGAAGAACTCAATCCACTTAATAAATGGGGTTTCATCAATTTCAAATCAAAAGATGAAATCGTTGATTTATTGGTTGAGAAAAGATTCGAAGAGTTACCATGCATTTAAATTTGACAATGACCCCCAACTTTTAGTACCATGGACACATGATGAGAAATAACCCAAATATTCCAAATAAACATTTAGTAAACGGTGGTCTCTATGATAGAGGCACTTGTGATTCTTATTACAGGCGTCCAGCATATCCACATTACTATCCTCATGGAACATACCATGGGAAACGAATAGTGAATTTAACTCCATATCAAGAAAAGATTTATATGAAAGGTTATAACGATAATGAGTCCGATGGCTTTTATAAAGAATGGTAAGAACATGGCAAATGAAAAACTAAAAACTCAGAAAGATAATCTCGCCAGATTAATGGCCACAGAGAATCTAACGATTGTTCATAAAGCAATACCTACTGCATATTTTGATGTGAAGAATAGGGTTCTTGCTTGTCCTACTTTCAAAGATGATATATCACCTGCCCTTTATGACTTGTTTATGGGCCATGAAGTTGGTCATGCATTGAATACTCCATATGAGGGACTTCATTCCACTATCAGTGAGAATAGAACTCTTAAAGGATATCTTAATGTTGTCGAAGATGTAAGAATTGAAAAGGCAATCAAAAACAGATATCAAGGGTTAAGAAGTTCATTCTTCAAGGCCTACGCTGATTTAATAAAAAGAGACTTCTTTGGTATAAAAGGAAGAGACCTACAAGCACTTTCATTGATTGACAAAATCAACCTTATTACAAAGTGTGGTTCTAGAGTCAGTATCATTCTTAATACAGAAGAATTGAAATTCTTAAAAATGGCACAAGATTGTAAGACTTGGGAAGATGTTGTTGAATGTTCAAAAGCAATTTACGAGTGGTCTAAAGAAAACGAAACAAGAGATAAGACTGATGAACAAGTCACATTTCAAATGCCCGATATGGAAGAACTTGAAGGCGATGAAGATGAAGATGACATGGAAGAAATTTCATGGGGTGATTCAGATCCTTCTGACGAAGAAGGTGACGGCGCTAAAGGTGACAACCCTTCTGATGAAGAAGATGAAGAAGATCCAGATGGAGACAATACTGATTCTTTCGGATCACCTATCGATCCAGATAAACATCTCAAAGAACAAGAGGAAAAAGCAAAAGCAAAAGAAGAAGGAGAAGAAGGAGAAGTTTTAGTTACTGGCAAACAAGGTGGAAACTTCACAGGTAGATATGATGAACCTGAGGGTGCAAGAGAATCAATCACTGAACACTATGCACACAACAATGAAGACCAGTTCGTAGATGAAAACGCCTGCATTAAAACAACTATTCCTTTAAGAGAAAGATTCCTTATAAAAGGTAGAGTCGATAGTGTTCTTTATGATTACAAAACAGTTCTTGAAGATTGGAGAGAGTGGTTCAAAGCTGAAGACATGCAGAAAAAAATTGAAGAAGAAAAGGGTATTAAAGAAAACAAATACGCCATTCAAAGATACAAGAAAGAAATTGAAAATAGAAAACGCTATCTAGTTCTTGCAACTCATTATAAGAAGTATATTCAAAACAAAAACAAAAAGATTGTCGCTCACATGGCAAAAGAATTTGAAATGAGACAAACCGCACATAGAAGTATGAAAGCTTTTACTGCCACAAGTGGCGAACTTGATATGAATAAACTTGCCAAGTATCAGATAGTTGATGATATCTTCAAAAGAGTCACTTACATACCTGATGGTAAGAATCATGGTTTAAATGTTTTAGTTGATTGGTCTGGTTCTATCAGTAGAGAAGTTTCAGACTTACTTGAACAATCTCTTATTCTTGCTGAGTTCTGTAGAAAAGTTCAAATACCTTTTAGAGTATATCTATTCTCAGATTCGATTAAAAGAAAAGACGAATACCATTCAAGTGGTGAAGGCAAACTAGTAGAAATACTTTCTAATGAACAATCACCTAGAGAATACAATGAGATGTTTATCAACCTTTGTTCAATACTAATTTCTAAATTACATGAAGTTATCCACTACGCTTGGAGAAATAATGAAGAAGTTTTGATTAAAGAATACAATAGAATTATGGGCCAAGTTCAAACTTGGGATAGAGATGCATATTACAGTTCAAGAGATGTTCATAACATGCACATGTATCCTCAAAATTACAGATTGGGTGGTACACCTCTTGACGAATGTTTGACTGCAATGAGAAAATTCTTACCAGAGTTCAATCATAAGTATTCAGTTGAAAAATCTATCTTGACTGTAATCACTGATGGTTATAGTCATAGTTCAAGATTCTTTGACGCTGGCGATGAAGAAAGAGCAGATGAGACGGCTCAACTTCCTGAATCAGAAGACCCAAACCACTATCGCCCAAGATGGAAAAAGAAGAGAGAATTTTTAGACCCATACATTAATAAGAGTTTCCTTTTTGAAGATAATTCAGGCGAATATGGTAGGAATGATTTTGAAAGAACTCAAAATATTTTAGAGTGGTTATCAGATACTTGTAATGTCACAATCACAGGATACTTTGTGTTCTCCAAGAAATCAGATTTTAGAACTACTGCATATACACTTTTGGACAATGGCGCTTACTACAATATCGATGGTCTTTGGAGAGATATTAAAAAAGCAGGACATGTAATTGAAGTCAAAGGTTATAATAAATTGTTCTTGACTTCTGCATCTAATCTTGCCGCCAGTGCCGATGATGAACTCGATGATGAATACATTGGTGCTAATAAGAGTAGAGTGATGGCCGCCTTCAAAAGAAACCAAAGAGGCAAAACCACTTCAAGATTTTTAACAAACGAATTTATAAAGGAGATTGCATAATGATAAAGATGGAAGAGGTTCGATATATCGAATCAGGTAATGTTAATAAGTTTCAACAGGCAATAGTTAGTGTTGGTGTAGGACCATGTGTTAAATTTGATTGCCCACGACAAGCTCTTTGTGCTGAAGAAGAGGTTGAATGTAAGGCATTCAGATTTTGGGTGAATAATAATTCATATGATACAATGAGAAAAGGTAAAAAGACTTCTATTGTGATTGATATACAGAGATTACTTAAGGACATGGAATGAATAGGGTTGACAATGGGCCCCACTTTATAGTAAGCTGGTACCATGATGAGAAATACAACGGAGACAAATTATGAGTAAATGGACATATGACCCAACCGAGTCAATCGACATCGGCGGTTCGAACTTCCACATGACGCCTGATAGAAAAGAATTTATCACGGCACTTAAATCGAAATATCCTAATCAACTACAGTTCACCAAAGAACAATTTGATTCATTAGGACATTTTCCATATTGGTTGAAATCAAACAGATACAATTTTAAAGATGGTGTCGTTTTCAATCTTCAACCGATTCTTGCAGTCGACCATAACGGTACAACTGTTCCAGTTCCTCAACCAATACCTGTAAAAGTTGCAAGTGTTCCTCAACCACAAGTTCAGAACATGCCTGTTGCCGCTGCTACTGCTTCAGTCAACTACATTGACGATAAAGTTAAAATCATTCCTCCAAAGATGAGTAATTATGTTCCTTTTGGACATTTCAAAGATGTTAAGAACATTCTCAAATCAAAACTCTTCTTTCCTGTTTTCGTGACAGGTCTTTCAGGAAATGGTAAAACTCTTATGATTGAACAAACATGTGCTCAATTAAAAAGAGAATTATTCAGAGTGAATATCACCATCGAAACTGATGAAGATGATTTGATGGGTGGCCACACTCTACAAAATGGTAACATTATCTTTAGAGAAGGTCCTGTAATCAAGGCGATGAGAAAAGGCGCTGTCTTACTTCTAGATGAAGTTGACTTAGGGTCTAATAAAATGATGTGCTTACAATCAGTTCTCGAAGGCAAAGGATACTTAATCAAAAAGACTGGCGAATGGGTAACACCAACACCAGGGTTTACAATCTGCGCTACTGCAAACACCAAAGGTCAAGGTTCAGAAGATGGCAAGTTCATAGGAACTCAAATCATGAATGAAGCAATGCTTGAAAGGTTTGCAATTACAATGCAACAAGAATATCCTCCAGTGACTACTGAAAGAAATATCTTGAAAAAAGAAATGGCATTGACTGGCGAAGTTGATGAAGAGTTCTGCAAAAAACTTGTTGATTGGGCTGACATAATCAGAAAAACTTACTACGAAGGTGCGATAGACGATGTGATAACAACCAGAAGGTTAGTTCACATAGTTAATGCATTTAGAATGTTTAACGACAAATTGAAGTCAATACAAATGTGTATCGCTAGATTCGATGAAGAAACTAGGGCTGCTGTTCTTGACCTCTACACCAAAGTTGATGAGGGAGTTAATCTCTATGAAGATGAAAACCCCATTGACGATCCAGAGGTTGAAGAGTATAATGGAACAGATGAGTAAGATAGACTACAAATACAACGAGAGGGCTCTAATTAAAGAGTTCTCTTCATATGTAGATGAGACTTACAAACAACATTACTCAAAAGAAAGATTTCAGGCCACAGAGTTCATTATGGACGGTGGTCATGGAGAAGGATTTTGTATTGGGAATATTTTGAAATATGCCCAAAGATACGGAAAGAAGGACGGTTATAATCGTGCCGACCTCTTGAAAGTAATTCATTATGGATTTCTTGCCTTATATAACCACGATGCATTTAAGGAGACTGAAAGTGAAAATTTCAAGTGAAACTCAGGCGATATTAAAAAACTTCGCTACAATTAATTCGGGTATCAAAGTCGATTCCGGTAATCAACTCAAGACTATTTCGAATATGAAAAACATTCTTGCTGTCGCAACTGTTCCAGAAACATTCGAACAAGAATTTAATATATACAATCTAGTAGAATTTCTAGGTGCAATAAGTTTGACGGAGAATCCAGACTTCAATTTCAATGAGAATTCATTGACTATTGCAGATGCAGATTCATCTCTAACTTATTTTTACGCTGCTGAGGGTATGGTAACTACTGTAGACAAGATGATTGCAATGCCAGACTCAGAAATTAATATAGATTTATCATCAACATTATTAGATGAATTGCAGAAGGCTGCTTCAGTTCTAGGTGTTAATGATTTGATTATGACCTCAGATGGTACAAGTATCAAACTAAAAGTCACAGACAAAAAGAATCCAACTTCAAATACATTCTCAAGAACCGTAGGTGAAGGAAATGGTTCTACCTTTACAATGAATTTCAAGATTGAGAACTTGAAAGTATTAGATGGCAACTACTCAGTTGCAGTATCTTCTAAAGGGATATCTCATTTCAAAAATAAAGATATCGACTTACAGTATTTTATTGCATTAGAACCCGATAGTTCCTACAACGCTTAACATAAATATGTTATATACAATGTGTGAAATAGCGAGGTCAGTCTCCGCTCTTTTCATGGGAGTATTAGAGTCTCATCATCATTGGTCTAATACACGAACATTCGGAGGGGTTTGTTCTTTTTAATTTATGACTCAAGAATTTTTATATGTAGAGAAGTATCGTCCTCAATCAATCGAGAACACAATTTTACCCAAAGGGGTGAAGAAAACCTTTACAGAATTTGTTTCCAATCAAGAAATACCCAATCTGTTATTGTGTGGAACGGCCGGAACAGGCAAAACAACGGTCGCTAAGGCGTTGTGTGGCGAGTTAGGCGCTGACTTTATTGTCATCAATGGCAGTGATGAGGGCCGACTTATCGATACTTTAAGGACTAAAATCAAAAACTTTGCATCTACAGTATCACTTTCTGGTGGTCCTAAAGTAGTTATTTTAGATGAGGCAGATTACATATCTGCTGAATCAGTTCAACCTGCATTGAGAATGTTCATCGAAGAGTTCTCTAGTAATTGCAGATTCATATTTACCTGTAATTATAAAAACAGAATTATACCTGCACTGCATAGTAGATGCACTGTTATAGATTTTGCGATACCCAATAATGAGAAACAAGTTCTCGCTATGGGTGCATTAGATAGATTAAAACATATCTGTAAAGAAGAGGGAATTGAGTTTGATGAGAAGGTTCTAGTAGAACTTATTATGAAATTCTTTCCAGATTTCAGACGATGTATCAATGAAGTTCAGAGATATGGTGCATCAGGTGTAATAGATAGTGGTCTACTAGCGACATTATCAGAAGAAAAACTTACACCTTTGATTGATATGATGGCAGATAAGAACTGGTCTGCCGTGAGAAAATGGGTCGGACAGAATTCAGATAATGACTTTAATACTCTATATAGGAAAGTATTCAATACACTTGAACAGCGACTTGAACCAAGTTCAATACCTGTAGCAGTATTGTTTATCGCTGATTATCAATACAAATCTGCATTTGCAATGGACAGTGAAATTAATTTTGTTGCATGTCTCACCGAAATAATGAGTGAGTGTAAGTTTAAATGAGGGGAAAAGTATGACTCAATATGAAGAAATAGTAGAACGACAAAGACAGAAAATTGAGGTCGATAAATGGGCCGAAGGTATTAAATGTGTTCATATACATCAAATGAAATCTATGTGGTATGACGATAGACCACAAGATACAGATGATGGTTCAGTGATGGACATACAACACAATAACGGCTTGATTGTCAGGTCAAAAAATGGGAAAGAAATCCACAGATTTGGTGAAGCGAAGACTGGCCTGAGCCTTGTTCGCTCATATTTAAGACACAGAGCAAGATAGAATGGTTAAAAGAAATCCATTCGATTTTGTAAAGTCGGTCTCTTACGACAAAAAAGATATCATGGTTGATGATATCGAAGAGAAAGCCTATCAACCATTCTTAATCAATAAAGCATTATCTTATCATCAAGATTCTGTTTTTCTAGTAAACGAGATGAACATCAGGCATGGTACTGATAACCGTCTTCAATACTTGTTTTTCATAAATACTCTTAGAAAACGAAAGAGATTTTCGAAATGGCATAAACCTTACGAAAGTAAGAAATTAGATACAGTGAAGAATGCCTTCGGCATATCAACACAAAGAGCCAAGGAATATCTAGAGCTATTAAATGATAAACAATATCGTGAGTTGAAAAACAGAATGAGAATTGGTGGCAAGAGTAATAATGGATGAAAACGATTTAGTAAAGGACTTAATAGAAATCACATTTCCTGAAAGGGACGACTTCTTAAAAATAAGAGAAACCTTATCTCGTATAGGTGTAGCATCTAGAAAAGAAAAAGAACTGTTTCAATCATGTCATATACTACACAAAAGGGGCAAGTATTACATTGTCCACTTCAAAGAACTATTCAAATTAGATGGTAAACCAACCAACTTCGATGAGTCGGATGTAGGTAGAAGAAACACTATTTGCGACCTATTAAGACAATGGAATCTAGTAACAATAGTTATACCATCATCAATCGATGAACCAAGAGCACCACTATCTCAGATAAAAGTTATACCTTTTAAAGAGAAACCTGAGTGGAAACTCACCCCAAAATACTCAATCGGCAAGACTATTTAAAATAATTTAAAAACCCCCTTGTCAATTATGGACAGAAATGATACCATGGAGTTTCATAATTGAAATAGGAGTATATTATGGAATACGCAATTGCAATTGTAGTCGTATTAGTTGTTATCTTTGCTGTCTATCTAGATAGAAAGGATAAAGGTAGTAAAGGAAGTTCAACGCCAGTACCAACACCGAGGCCGTCACCGGCATCAGTTGTTGCTGACAAGAACGAGAATGGAATTACTTCCAAAGCTGAACTGAAAACATTAACCAAAGTTCAACTTATTGACCTTGCTGACAAGAACTCTCTTAAAATTAAGAAGAGTGGAACGAAAGCTCAGGTTATCAACGAGATACA